AGCACTATCACTATTGGCCGAAGTTGATCCAGTTGTAGGATCAAGCATGTCCAAGTCTGTTGCTGTTGCAGGAGCCTCTGGCTCAGTTCCAGCAGCATTGAGCCAATTCAGACGTGAAAGAATCTTTGAACCGTCATCCAAAACTCCCAACCAAGAGAACTCGTTGGCTCTCCACTTAGCAAGCAAGCGAACGCCAAAGTCGTGCTTGAATCTAGCAACAGTTGATCTGTCAGAAGGATTGCTTGGAATAAGAACGGCATCTGTAGCAACGCCAGAAATCGTAGTGCTGATTGTACGAATAACGTACTTGCCAGCTTCTTGATAAGCGAACGTTCCTCCAGAAAGAATCTTTTGAGTACCATAAATGCCAGAATTGGCAGGATAAGCACCCGAAGGATAATCTCTCTCTGGAACACCATAAGGCTTTAAAACGTCATCTACTGCGTCTTTAAGAAGAAAAGCCTTAGTAATAACGGAACCAGTAGTTCCGTTTCCGAGAAGAGTACCACCTTGCTCTTGTGCCTCGAAAGCACCGCCAGTGGTATTTTTAAGATAGTTTGCCGAAGCACCGGGAACAGCCATAGGAATCTCCTAAGAGTAAAAATTTTTATTTTCCAAATTATCCCAAAATAGCTGTCCGGTTCCTAGTCTACTATACACATTTTAAATGACTTCGCACGAAGTTTTACAAATTTTAATTGCGTTTTTAAGTCTTCGTCTAGCAGTTTCTCTACTATACCCATTAATTCTTCCTATTTCTTTCATTGTCAGGTTTTCATAAAACCTTTGATTTAGAATTTGCCTTGCTTCATCTGGCAGGCCGGAAACTATGTCTGTATATTCTAGAGAGACCTCAGCTTTGTAATCATTCTTTTCGATTGATGAACAGTTATACTCTACCTTTTTCTTCTTAACCTTGTTTTTCAGTGCGTAAGAAAGCTGACTGTAAAGAAAAGATGTAAATTTAGATTTATTTTCATCGTGCTTTTCGATACATTTCCACAACGTGTTCATCTTAATAGACTCAATTTCGTCTAAGTCAACATTTCTTCTATACCTATTTGCAACCTTGTTCATAATGTTTGAAACATTAGAATCGTTCCACTTTTTGGTAAACTCATTGTTGATATCAATATTATCCATTTTTTCCTCTCAAAATTATGCCGCCATGCGACTGCTTTAGTTCTACGAGTTTGTTCAGTCGTTCCATATACTTCTGATCTAGCTCGTCCGATACAACGTAATCTAAATTACCGTTAACCCTGACCAATATTGACCAATATTTCTGGTTCTCTAGTTGTTTTTTTACTAAATCAACGGTTGCCTTTACCTCGTCAGTCATTACTTCCTGCTCTGTGTAAACGCAAAGTTGATTCTCTATTTCTTGACGCACATCGTTAAAGCTGAATTGAAGGTCAGGAACCCCAACAAAAAAGGTATAACGATCCATTATTTTTAAACAGGCAACACCATCTATCTCTAGTATCTTATCTTTTATTTCTTGTGTTATATCAAAGTTGGCAGTGCCAATCCAACAATCCCATCTGTCTGACGGTTTAAACATAGAATCTGTACTAAATACACCGACGGGGGTTTGTATAACTCCTGTATTTTTAAAAGCGAATGGAATAATTTCACCACCGACATCTTCATCCATTGCACCTACTGCCTCTTCTATCATATTTAAATCAGCGGCCAATGACATCAAAAATTGATCGGACATTGCGTTCCAGCTTTTCCATACTATACTTTTAGCTTTTGCCACAGGATCACCTCATATAGTGTAAGCAGATTTATCGGGAGGTACAACAGGCTTGCTTTTAACTTCTTTGGTATCAGTCTTGTTATTTTCTGCGTCATTATTGTAATGATGATTAACTAGATTCATAAAGGACTCAAATTCAAGCTGTGTACCATTTAATACGCACTGTTCCTTCATTTTTGCCAAAATAATGTCTCCATAGCCATTAATACATAGTTCATAAAATATCTTGGAAAGGGCGAATATGCCAACTTCGCCCTCTTGCCAGTCCATATTATACAGTATCTCGGCGTCTTTGTCAACCCATAAAGTCAAATTTGCTAGAACAATTTCATCTTCGCCTTCTTTGTTATCCGCCTGTGAGTCTAGGAATTTGTCTGATGCAGAATCCATACTTATCCTCCAAGAATATGTCCTCTAATTGGCACAATTTGTAATTATCCTTAACGGAAACAACGTCTTTTGGAACCGATGAGCAATAAATAGCCTCCACTACGGAGGGTCCATCTTTTACCAGTTCTTTTAGCTGGGGGTTCAAAAAATTAGTATGCACATTGCACACCTCCGAGCAAAGCGAAGCAATTGTATCCTCCACACTTCCTGCGGATATAAATTTACTAGGAAATTTTCCAGTTTCTTTGTTTATTACCGTTTTTGTAACTGGTACAAAACCATCAAATTGACTAGGTAGCTCAAGAATTATTAGAGTTATCTTGGTTTTCATTTAAGGCATTTTCCATTTGAGATTTAAGACGTTCCGCACTCGTTACTCTTTCAGAGAAAAGATGATAATCGGTGAGCAAATCATGAAGTTTTTCTTTTGCGTGATCCTTGGTTGGATCAGCCAATATGCAATTAATGTCAAAAAGACAGCTATCTGCCTTTGCTTTAGCTTCTGAAATTACAACGTCAACAATGTTCATATCTTATCCTAATTTGCTAGTGCGTATGCCAATCCACTAAAATCGTTTGAAAGACTTTCTTTTTGGTCCTCCGAAACGGAAACGTTTTTTACACCTATAGATTTTTTAAATAGGTCTTCGATTCCCTCTGCGTATCCATCGTACTTTCCTGCGAGGCTAGTTCCAAATTCGTTTTTTGCTGCTAATACATAGATATCATTAACCTGCTGCCCGTTACACTCCCAATCTTCAACCCTTTCAGAGAAAACCATGTTAAATACTGCCAACAGCAACCTATCATCCTTGTCGGTTACTAGGTTGGCAATACTTGACACGTTTTCCAAAGTAGCCGTATCTGGCTCAGGAATATCTAAGTTTGGAGTGTTAGGGGTGGGAATGTCTGGAATGTTGTTTTTAATCGAATCCCAAAAAAACCCAACTAAAATTAAACAAACACCAAGAATAAGTCTGGTTTTATCATTCATTTGTTTCCACCTCGTCTTCTCTTGCTTCGATTAGTAAAGGAAAAACCTCATCCAATTTTTTGCAAGCGTCATACAACTTTCTTTCTTCACAGCTTTCCATAAGAGTTTCCCACTGTCTAACAATTCTTGTTAGGTTTGGTGGCGTCTTAGGAGAAGGTTTTGGTTTTACGTCGCTCCAAGAGGGAACCTTGTCCTTAATAGCTTCCCACACAACTGGGAGTACAAGAACGGCACCAAGACCTAGAAAAACCCATTGCACAACGCTTACATCACTCAGAAATTCCATCCTAAAGCCCTCTTAATTACTTTGTTTCTCTTACTGTGTCACCGATAACCCATGCGACAACGATTGTCACAACTCCGAGTATCTGCTCTTGGTTCAACTCTACTCCCAAAACATCTGCGGCGACAACGCTAACAAGTCCAATTGCACTAACCCAAAAACGTCTTGAGGTTAGCAATGATTTCATCTTACTCATATTATATCTCCTAACAATAACTATTGTTAACAATCAGGGGTCAGTCATTTTCTTCCAAAGAGGCGACCGCCAAAAAATCCTCTCTGGCTTTTATGGTAGGTTTTTTTAGGGACCGGTGAAGATGATGGCGAAACCGGTTCGGGGCACACCACTTCTTTAACACCATGATAAGGACATGATGAAACATGTCCATCTCCCTGTATAATTTTTCCTGTTCCTTTACAAATACATTTTTTTGGATCTGGATCTGGACCGGTTGGAACCACTGGTTCTGGCGGGTTTGGATCTTCTCCTAGAATTTGTTTTTCTGCTTTCAGAAAACTCTCGGTCGTGCTTTCTATTATACTCTGTATTTCGTCATTTGTCAACCCTGAACTTGAGAATTTTTCAGAATTTGTAAAATAAATAAATGAGAGTATGGCAACTACTCCAATAGCGGCCCTTTGTTTCATATTCATTAGAACACCTCTTTAACAGTGTATTTAATATCTCTTGCTGGAAAACCATTAAACTTGCTAAATACCCAAGCTCCACCACCAGAAAGCATACCGCGAGCATCTTTTTCTCTAATCCAAAAACTTCCATCTGGCTGCCCGTGACGCTTTGGGCCACTATTCCAAACGCCCCAGCTATTCTGAACTAAAAATAAAGTTTCGTTAAATATCTCGCGAGTGTCATCACAGGCAATCCAAGCCATAGCATGATTCCAACCCTTAGATCGTTTAGCGATACCGTTACTATCCCTTCTAGAAGAAAAGCCGTACCCAGAACATACAGAAAGAGCATAACCATTAGCCAAAGCATCTCTAGCTTCCTCTACAGTTCGCACATTGGATATTGTTGTTACTTGATGTTTTTTTGCTTCTGTTTTAAAAATACTGTCTGGTATCTTATGCCTAGCACCAATACTCGAATCATAAACTGATAAATCTATTGATCCGTAGTCTTTTCTTATTAGAACTCCACCGGCATCGTTTACATATCTAGCTGCACCAGAGCAACTCATGCCTTGTCCCTTGTGACCACGATATTGGTAGATAGCCTCTGTAGCACCTCTAGCAAGCCAAGCCTCTGCCTCGTTGTCTACCAAGATCTCAACGGCTCTAGTAATGTCTATCGCGTTTCTGGTGGAGTGAGATACGCAATCTCCCGTTGTTTGTCGTTCGCTAGGCCCAAACCCTTCGTCAAACTCTTCCACGCATTTAAATGGTAAACTGAGCTTACCCTCTCCCGATCCGTTTAGATTGTATGCGGCAGCACCAAATATTGGCATTGGAAGTTCCCCAAGCAGCTTTTTGGTATCTTCTTCGTCGCAAAAACCACCGACAAACCCTTTTCGGTAGTGGTTAAGGATTGCCCTTGGTGTTAAAAATGCACTATCCATTCATAGCCTCCATAATTTTATTCGCTGTATTTTGCCATGTAAACTTGTTTGCCGTTTCTATGCCTTGGTGATTTAGAGAACTAAATTCACGCATCTGTGTATCCCAACCATTCACGTATTGTTGTTTAATACCATGAACCATCCTCATGTGTTCAACAAGCTGTTCCTTTTGCTTATCTCCCAGTGCTGCCCATCTGCCAACCATACCATCGAAGAAAACGCCATCATGTGCCATCTCCTTTTCATCGACATCAATTAAAAAGCTATTGTCTTTGTTGCAAAATTCTTGGTGTGCTGAATAATCGGTTATTATTAAATCCTTACCGCAGGCAAGCATCTCCAATGCTTCTAGATTCCAACCCTCTGCTCTAGCTGGAAACACTCCACAATCCGTTCTACTCATAATGTTATACACATCTTGCTGGCTATGCTGTCTTGGTATTATCTTTATTTTACTTCCCAGAGGAGAATTTTTGTATAACGATCTCCACTTTTCGTTACTATCGCCTATAAACGGATTATCGCACATCATCCACAATTCTACATTGTCATCTTCTTTAAACGCCCTATTAAAACATTCGATCAAAACATCGTGACCCTTGCGTTTTTCCCATTTACCGCAGTTGAAGAAGATTGTTTTATCGTTCGGACTGATTGTTGCTGGTGGGAATAGTTCTACGTCTACACCAAGAGGCACAACGTGAGTTTTTGGAGGAAGTTTAGGACGACCATCTGCCTTGTAGTATCCAAAATTATTACCAGTAACAACCCTCCTTGCCCATTGCGAACAAACCATCAACTCATCGCAGGCTAGTAGGTGATGCTTCTCCAAATCGCTAAACGTATCCAACTCAAAGATAGGAAAGCCAATGAATTTACCTGACCCTATGCGTTCTGCCATCTGGTTCTGATGCCAGATTTTAATACAGGGTGCGTTTGGGTTGTAGAATTTGGCTATAGACATGCCCGATCTGACAGCGTGTGCATCTTCCTCGTTAGTAACCTGTGGTTCACCAATAGGGAACAGTGAAACATCTGCCTGCTTTCGTAACTCTTTAAATATATTCAGTCCAGCAACGCCGTAGCCAAGCTGATTAATAGGGGTCATTAGGTTAATTTGCATTTTGTTCTCCTTATACAGCATTATAGACAATACTTGCGACAAGGACACAAAGTTTAAAAAACATTCCAATGTCTAAGGGGTTTGTTTTGGCTAGTTACTAAGCTCCCTTTTCTGAAAACGACGATGTTTTCATTTATGATTCCTGCACAATAGGATAACCCACTCCAAGACTGAATTAAAACCTTGGCACTGCACATATCGTGAAAAGTGTCCAACATGTTGTTTTCACAACTTATTACACCACGTTTTCCAAGTTTCCAAACTACACGATCTTTTAAATCTTTTGACCAACCGTTTAAAATTGATTTAAAGTCTTCAAAATTACCTTCCGAATAGATATTTACACTGTATGATTCCGGGTAGTCTTTGATTAGATTTGGTATGTTTTCACTATACCAGCGGTTAGAAACAAACCTTCTACGCCTATCGCCAGTACGATTTCTAGAAACATCTCCCCGCCTTATGTGAATGGCGATGTCGCAATCTGTGGTATTTTTATTTGCCCAAAACCATTCTCTTATCGCAGAAAGCGATTTGCTATTATAGTAGAGTAGAGGATTGTTATAA